CAAGCTGATGGCTCATATGAACTGGCTATCTGGACGCCAGTAACAGCAGGCACAGAGGAGGCCGACGACCTTGCCGACGCACTGGTCGAGCACCTCGCCCCCGTGACCGGTGTCTCCAACGGCGAGACAGAGGCCACAATCTATCGCACCTTCAGGCTACCACTTCAACAAAACAGAGCAAACACGGCATGGCGGGTCAAGACCGTTGCGTGCCTGTGGAGGTCTTTCAACGCAAATAACCCATAGGTAACCCACCAAACACACAATCATGGCTTCACTCGCTTCTGGAACGAAAACACTCGTCGTCATGGCCCCCGAGTCGACGGCGTACACTTCCTTCGACGCCTCTGGCGCTGCCATCGCTAACAAGGACATCGCTGGCGCTGCAGTATCGACCGACGCGAACGGCGTTGTGAACGTGAACCTTACCGACCACGGTTTCGTCACCGGAGACTACGTCACTCTGACTATTGACGGAGGCAACACCGACGAGAGCGCCGACCTAGACGGCAACTCCTACTACATCCGCCGTGTTGATGACGACAACTTCAAACTCTACACGGACCAGCGTCTTCGTCAGCTGCCCACCGCTACCAATATGGGCACCTCCTATACAGGCTCCGCACTCACCGGAACCAACACGGCCGAGTTCGTCACCCTTGGTGACGGCTACCACGTCGTGCGAGCCACCGAGAGGAATGTGAACCTTGAGAAGAACCTCCTGGAGTCTGAGGAGGTCCGCACTAGCCGCATGCAGCGCGATGTCCGTCACGGCTTCACGACTGCCTCGGCAAGCATTGGGTTCGAGTGGGTGGCCCAGGGTCACACGCAGCTGATTGATGCTGTTCTGGACAGCATCACAGACGAGGTCTATACGGATAACGCCATTGATATAACCAGTAGCCATTCAGGCGAAACTGCCACCGGCTTTGGGGATATCTGGGTCGCAGATGGTGACGCAGCCTCCATCAGCATCGGTGACCTACTTATCGCATTTAGGACCAACACTGGGGTTATCACTGGTTCATGCGTAGTCCTTGACATTGATGCAAGTGGCGACCCCGATGTGATAACAGTTAGTGATCGTGCGCCGTTTGATGGTTCAACCGGCACTCCAATATCAGTTATAGTTGCTAGGAAGAACGAGATTGGCAACGGTGCCTTTCAGACCTACACGATTGAGCGGCAGTTCACTGACCTAGACACTCCCCAGTATGAGTCCTTCTATGGCATGGTCGGGAATACGCTCAATGTCTCGATTTCGCCAGAAGCAATTGTTGGTGGAACGGTTGAGTTTCTCGGCAGTGGAAGCGATGCGATGAGCGCCACGTCGAAAAACCCCACCCTCGACCCCACTCCTGTGAGCGCCCTGTCACCGTTCGCGGCCTTCGATGGGGCAATCTTCTCAAACGAGTTCGATGAGAATGGCGACCGTACAACCTCCATCCTGGCAGTCGTCACGTCGATCGAGTTCACTGTCAACAACAACAGGACTACCGAGGCTAGGGTAGGCTCTAAGTTCTCACCAGCTGTATTCGATGCAACCTGTCAAGTAGAGGGCACTATGTCCGTGTTCTTCGAGAACAAAACCCTCTACAACAAGTTCGTTGACGAGGAAGTAGTCGAGATCATTGTACACCTGAAAGGGCCTTCTGCCACGTCGCGCACCTACGCTTCTATTTACTTCCCACGAGTCAAGTTCACTGGTGGCACCATTGATCCTCCCCAAGAGGGGCCGGTTACCATGGAGATGCCATTTAGGGCACTTGAGGGCTCTGCCGGAGAATCGGCCATCCGTATCTGCACGTTCGATTCTGACGTGTCAGCTATTGATACGGGTAATGCATAAACCACTGATCGGCTTGCGCGCAAAACTGCTGATCAGTTAACTACTTCTAAACAACCTAGCTAGGGATAACTACTATGTCTGGAATCTACTCAGGGATCAAGGTCCGGGTCGTCGCCAAGGAACTTGATGGCGGACAACAGGCCGACGTGGCAAACACAACGACTGCGTGGGGCAATGAAACTTACAAAGCTGTAGAAAACGGCTCAGTAGCCGACGATACTACCGAGGCGCAAGTACTTCGCCTAACCGAACGTTCGCTCTCGCTTGAGAAGAACCTTCTGGAGACAGAGGAGGTACGAACCAGCCGAATGCAGTCGGACGTAAGGCACGGCTTCACAACGGCTACCGCTTCACTTGGCTTCGAGATTGCAAGCCCAAAGGATACGCCTGCTGGTACAGCACCATACGACGGTGGGCAAAAGATGCTCATGCAGGCAGTGCTTGAGAATGCCGTCGCTGGAGCGAGCGTAACCGTTTCAGGTGGCTCTGCCTCAGGTGGGTACAACCTTTCGTCGGGGACGGCCAGCTTTGGCGATGTGCTTTATGCAGATGGTAATGCCCAGGTCGTAACCAGCAACAGCTACAACGCCAACTCTAGCCTTACGTGTGATAAGGCTACAGGCGCTTCAGATCTAAGCACTTCTGTCTACAGGGCTGAGGCCATGACCATCGGCAATGGCGTCCCACGCGCCTACGTACTTGAGCGCGTTTTCAGCCCAGATACGACTGGTGGTGATTACATCAGCGAAACCTTCGTCAACTGCGTAGGTAACTCGCTGAATATCAGCATCAGCCCAGAGGCCATCGCTACCGGCACAGTAGAGTTCATCTCTACTGCGTCCCTTGGTATGTCGACAGACACCAATGAGGCTACTGCTACCTTCTTCGACTCACCAACAGCACCTGGGAGCACTCCCGTATACGCTGCATTCGACGGTGCGGTCTTTGAAGGTGGCACTGCCCTGGCTATTGTTACCTCTGTCGAGTTCACTATCAACAACAACAGGACTACCGAGGCTCGCATCGGATCTAAGTTTGCTGACTGTGTCTTCGACGCAACGTGCCAGGTTGAGGGCACGATGAGTGTCTTCTTCGCCGGTCCTACGCAGTATAACAAGTTCGTAGAGGAGACGCCATCGCGTCTACTCGTTGTGCTTCGCGATCCAAACAACGACGGAGCCCTACTCGCCATCTCTTGCCCTAACGTCAAGTACAACGGTGGCACTATCGATCCGCCCCAGGAGGGCCCGATCACCATGGAGATGCCATTCCGGGCTCTTGAAGGGAACAACGGAGAGTCCGCGATCAAGATTGTCAACGTCAACTACGACGCCTGATTGATTCCATAACCCCAGCAACACCCCAGTAACCATGGACCTTTCAAAGTTTGATACCAAGTCCGTTGCCAACGAAGGCAAGTGGATGCACCTCATGTCCCCCGCCGGGGAGCCTCTGTACGCTGACGACTTCGACCAGGAGAAGCCGATGCGTATTAAGCTCCTCGGGGCTGACTCCGATGCCTTCCAGCGCCATGCCAAGCGTATGGGTCAATCCAACGCTAACAAGGCTATCGCCTCGAAGAGTGCCGAGTCCGCTGTGTACGCCATGCTTGTGGCATGTACCCGTGATATCGAGAACATCATCCTTAACGGAGATGAGCTTGAGTTTACCCCGGAAAACGTCAGGATGCTCTACGAAGACTACCCGTGGATTACGGATCAGGTCTTCGAGTTCATCCGTGACCGCGCCCAGTACCTGGGGGACTGATGTCGGAGTTCCGCTCCTTCGCTGAACAGCAATTCAAGCTGTCAGCGAAGGGCGGTTCTGGTGCCTCCGTAGAAACGAACGAGAATCAGGTAAGGAATTCCGCCTTCGCAAGCGCCACTGTGAAGGAAAAGGCCAGGGAAGAGGCCGAGCAACGGATACCTTGCCCAGACGAGCTAGAGTGGTTGTGGGGAGTATTCAGCGAACTCAACGCGACCAGGAACTACACAGAAGCTGGCCCAACTGCTATCAATCATCATGACCTGATTTGCTGGCAGTATGTCAACCAGACCTGTCTGACAATATGGGAATCCGATCTGCTCTTTGACGTTGATCTGCGATACAGACTATTCGCGTCTAAGGAGAGGGATAAACAACTGAAGAAAGGCAGGAAGAAATAGATGGCCGACATCGCTACACTATCAATCAAGATTGACACTGCCGATATCAAGCGCGCAAAAGGCGAGCTTACGGCACTCGAAGCGTCAGTCAAGGCCATCTCAAAGGCACGCATCAATCCGGGTACGGCGCTGGGTATCCGCGACATCGTCGACGCCATGTCGCAGCTGGACAAGGTAAACTACGTCCGTGTGCGGACGACGATGGCGTCAGTCTCGAACCTATCGAAGGTACTTAATTCACTGCCAACTCGCGCACTGCCTTCTAGGGCTATAGCGTCACTAGCAACATCACTGCAAGAGCTTAGTCGCGTGGATGGGGCTAAGCTAACTAGAGTTACTACAGCTAT